CAGGGATGATGCAAGGCTCACACTTGGGATGGATCCTGATCTGTGCGATGAGCATCTGGAATTTGTATCGTGTTTCTAACGAAGAGCTTTACAGGAGATAATGGATCCTCAAACAATCATCACAATCGTAACTGTCCTCGGCTCTGCTGGGGCTTGGCAGTTTTATCAGAGCAGACTCAAGCTGAAGCATCAGGAGCGCAAAGAAGACAAGGGTGAGCAAACGCTATTTAGAGACGATTTGAGAGAGCGTGTGGCCGTGCTGGAGGAAAAGCTTGAGCAAGCATACAAAGAGAAGAATGAAGTGTCTGATAGGCTCGCATCTGTGATGACAGAGCTCGCTGAATACAAGGTGCGTCTGGAGTTCCTTGAGAAGGAGAACGATCGCCTTCGAGGATAAAAAGAAAGGGGACCGAAGTCCCCTCTCGACGATTGCGAAGTTCCACAGACAACTAACCCGTGTAACGATATAAAGATAATAAAACTAGATCAATAGTGAATGATCTCTGAGATCTTCATTTTTCTAGCATCGGCTGTTTCTGGCTTACCATACTCATCTGGCTGACCCTCCTTCACAACCTCTGCTTTCTTGAGGTATTCGTCTCGATCCATCCAGCCTAGGATCCACCCCTCATATCCTTCTTTGACTCGGTTCACTTGTGCGAACACGTATGTGTCTACCCTCTGGTGCAGTGATGCCTCTGTTACGTGGACGGAGTAGTGACCCCTAGGGACGTAGGCCTTGCCTGCTTTACTCACCCCTCTCTCTTTGGTCTTGACATCGATCGTGTGCTCCCATGGTGTATTGGGGAACCGAATCATGTCGTAATCGTAGGTGTTCTTCTCCTTGACGTCACTGAGAAACTTCAGTGCCATCTCTTCGCCTATGTAAGCGGCCATGTTTCCATCGCCTCGGCGTATGCTGTTCTTGATGTCTCCGTGCAGCTTGGACTTCTCCTCAGCCTTTCGGATCATCTCCGTTGTTACCTCTACTTTGTAAAGCTTCATATTCTGCGACGATTGATTTGATCATATCCAATTCTTCATAAATCTCCTTCCGACTTTTGGCCACGATATCGATGACCGCCTCAGAAATCTGAATCGGTTCTCCTTTCTCGTTATGAAGGGTCTCGTACAATTCATCCACCACTTGGTGGACTCTGTCGCAAGCAATCAGGTAGTAGGCGCTGAGTCTAGATGTCTCCATTCTTGATCGATTCTAGTATCTCTTGAATGGCTCGATCCACCTGAGAACTATTCTTGGCGAGGAATATAATGGTTTTCGCGTTATTGCCCACTAGGTGTCTCATAAAAAGCTTCCACCTCATGGGGAAGTCATGGTGAGACGGTAGATACCCCTTGGTCTCGATGATCCAGTCATGATCCCTTCCAACAAAGTCGGGCTTGTATGTGATAGGGAGAACGACAGACCCAGATCGGTCTGCCATCTCCTTACCTTTTGCAGTCATCTTAAAGTACTTGTTGGGGAAGCGGAACTTCTCCATCAGCTCGAAGGTATGCTCCTCGTAATCGAAAGCTAACCCGTATTCTTTCAGCTGATCAGCACAATACTTCTCTAAGGAGCTAGCGTACCTTCCTAAATGTTTTTTTTTGGATGTACGCCTCTTAGGAGTCTTCGTCCTCTTCTTCATATGAACGAAGTTACCAAGAGAAATTTTGAAAATCAACCTAGGAAGTTGATGTTCATGGGCATTTGGGCCTGCTCCAAAAAGTTAATCGGTTGGAAGAGAGCCCTTTGACCGATTCTCGTTGTGAAACCAGTGTGGGAAAGATTCATGATTAAGCAGTACGGATCCTCCAATGGAGTGGGCGCACCGCCTGTTTCTACCTCACGAACCTTTCTGACGTGTATCTCACTCATTTTCCGTATGTTAGGGTCGGCTGATTGAACCTTTCGGTGAATAGTAACGAAGCAATCTGCTCTGTTTACGAACTTTCCACCGCCCTCTGTGTCCTCCGCATATGGAGCAACGGGCAAACCGTCGGGTCCCTTGCGGCGCTGAGCCTCTGTACCTGAGTGGCAGTTGAGCCACACGGCAATGTCGTTGGCCTTGCTGAACGTCAGGAATTCTGAGGCTGCCTCGTAGTGGTAGTCGTGGACGCCGATGTTGGTTCCCTTCATGTCCAGCTTGAGGCTGTTGTACGGATCAATGAAGATTGCGTCGATATCCTGCTGCCGCATCACCTTCTCCATGAACAGGATGATGTCTGCGTAGCTGTACACCTGCTCGTTGTTGATCACGGTGAAGTGTTCCTGCACCCAGCTGTATGCCTCCTTCCTCTCGGAGTAGGTCATGTCTGCCACCTTCTTGTCCATGGCGAACTGCATCAGAGACATCTTTACGGATGCGGTCCTGTTCTCCGAGGAGTAAATCACCCACTTCCAACCATGCTGGACGGCAGAGTTTGCGATAAGGTACAGGGCTGTAGTGGTCTTACCTACGTTGGAGTGTCCGTTGATAATGAGGAACTCCTTCTTGTAGCGGAAGAACTCATCGAACTTAGGATCACCTGTGCCGAGCCCCAACTGAATCTTACCCTGTGAGTAGTCGTCAATCCATCGGAAGTCGGAGTCGTCTGAGGAGATGAAGGACATGTCCCCGTCGTTGATGAGAAGCTCGCGCTTGGCTGACTTCTCTTCGTCAACGAGTTCCCTGATGGGCATGTTCTTACCCAAGTTGATCCCGTCAAGGATCGTGTTGAGGGCGTGAGACTCAGACTCTACATCCCTCTTGCATATTTCTCGGTGAAGAACCCTGACTACTTCCTCCTCCTCCATCCTTCCTGCAGCGATGAATCCACCACACAGACGGGAGGCTCGCACAAGCATGCGGTGTTTCTCTCCATCCTCAGCCTGCCGAATCATACGGCAAGCCAAGTTTAGCTTCATGTAGTCAGTAAAGTCGTACGCCTCGTTAGTCGGTGTCTGTGCTTCAGCAAACTCAGTGGTGAAGTGACCGAATCTTTTGTAATCATCCTTGATGATGATGTCGGGGTCGTACGATTCGAAGCAGGCACGTGACTCGTTGATGCCAGACTCATCCAGCTCTAGACCGTGGGTGCGTTCGAAGTATTTGACCAGAGATCGGAAGTGATCCCTGTGTCTTTCTGGGTTGGTGATGCGCACCAGAGCCTTGACCCCCCCGCCGCTTGGTGAGGTCCAGCACGATTGGATGAAGTCGTCGTGAGCAAGAGACTGCTTTGTTGCTTCTACATCTACGTGGTCAAAGTCCAATACGATGAAACCCGAGTGCTCGAATAGAGCGTCGTCGGAACGAGACGAAAACTCCCCGCTGAAACATACAACAGGGAGCTCCTTCTTCTTGTCTTTATTACCGCCGCGTACCTCAGATACTAGTGTACTCGACCGCCCACTCTTGATCCTCTCCAGCGCCTTGCTTAGATGGATCACGTGGGGGTTGGTTTTGTCGAATACGTTTTTGAAAATCGTTACTTTCATTGTCCTTCGCAATCATGAGGAGGATGAGATAACCAGCGAGGTCTTGCAACGTATCCTCCGTCGCGTCAACGAGACCTGCATTCTTGATTCGCTTGAGCTTGTCGTCGATGCGCATCTTGATGCCTGCGACCGCCCCCGCCTCTGAGAAAACGTTCAGCGGTTCGAGCGCTGAGTTTCCATACTTTGAGTTCTTCATGAGGAGTAGGTCCTCAAGTTCCTTACACTTTTGCTTGATTTTGCTGCTTGTGTTCATCTAGAGTAAGTGTTGAGTTTGAGATAAACTTCTTCGTGAGAATCTCCCTGATCATGATGTGCTTCTCCGACTTGGCGTTCTTCCCGTAGAGCTCCTGTTCCAGTCGGGACATCGTCTTGTAGTCGTACTTGCGGATGTCATGAGGTGATTCAAAGACGGATACCACCCACACAACACGCTCGTGTACAACCTTCCGTTTCTTGAAGGCGACACGAGCGGTCATGTGATAGATGGGTGCCTTATCAGAATGGCAGGGCATCTGATTCTTGGGCAGGGGCCTTGGCCTCCTTCTGTGCACGACGTTCCTTGGCAGCAGCGCTGTTAGGGTCGAACA